CAATTACGCCACTAGCATATGCTCCGAGCGTTACTTTGAAGTCTTTCATGTGCCACCTCCGATCTTATATCTAATAAAGCATCTAAGTGTTTTTGCCATATAGGCTTAGCGCCTTCAGGAGCTGTTGTTACCATTCGACGCAGGCGCTCTATTCTATTTAAAAATAATAAATAGTCACTCATTTAAGTCTCCAAAGCACAAAAAATAGTATAATTAAAGCAGGTTGTAAGATTACAAATATAACAATATTTGCTAATTCATAACCCATACCGGTATGGTACCCTATTGTTTCTAGTATATAAACACACTTTAAAAATAAATTATCTATCATTATGCTTTCTCCTTGTAATGTAAAAATAATTGGGTCTGGTATAGGCCTATAAATTTATCTCTTCCATGGCGTATTCTAGAGCCACTATAAATTAAAGCATCCCCAGGATGTAATAAAATACTTTCTCTTTCTCCATCTTCTTCAACATAAATAGGCCAACAATAATCCTTAGGTCCGTTAGTACCCATATTAATTGTAGCTGAATATTGTAGGTCTTCTGAGTCTATATGAGGAGGTAATACACACCCGGTGCCATATATTCTATAAAAAGATCTAAACGGTATCAATTTACACTCTGTAATTTTTTCCATTTTTTTATGACAAAATTTTAAATAAGCTCCTCCTAAAGAATCATTAGCTCTTATGTCAACACAAAAACCAATTCCAGGTTCGTATTTAGTTACAAACTCGTTTGGTCCGTTTATTGTCTCTATTTCTATTTTATCTTTTTCCGATAACACATAAGCATAAGTATCAAATATTTCAGCCAGCTCCGGTGAAATAAAATTTTCTACTTTCTTTTTTATAAGTTTAGCTTCTTTGCAACTCATTATTACTTTTCTTTTTATTATCGAGGGGTGATAGATATTGTAGGTTTCCAATAACATGTAAACCAGAGACATTTTTACCCTGTAGAGGCAGATCATGATCTACTTCCATGCCCAGGGGAGTATTTTTATAAAATTCTTTTATCTCATCTTTTTCTTCTTTTGTTAGCTTTAATGTTCTACGCAATCTGTTTATTTTATTAATTGCAGCGCGCGCTCTATTAGTAGCTACACCATTAGGGCTTGCTGCCCATTTAGCTTGGCGCAACCTTTTATTTTCTTTCCCCTCTGGTGTTGAATCATATTTAGCTGAAGTCTTGCGGTTGGTAATTTTACCCTTTTCAGTTTGTAAATATCTTTGATATTTATTCATATACATTCACCTGATTTTTTACCCCGTGCTTCAATGCCGCCTTCTACGTTTTCACGGCATTGATACGCTGGAAGTGTTACCCAACCTTGGGATGAACATTGTGGACAATCTTTTGAAACTGTCCCTTTTTCCCAGCGGGATGGATATTTTACTAAATGATCAAAGAATCTAATAAAACCATTCCCATTACAACGTGGGCAAATAGCTTTAACGTCGTGCTCGCCCGTTAGATCTACCATGTTTTTTCCTCATTTCTTTTTCTAATAAAAACTCTATCACTTTTTGTACACTTACTGGTACTTCAAAACGATTATGAGCTAAATCTACTAGTTTCATATGTGTACCGGTTGATACACTTACTGATTTAAATCGACTGATATCTGGCATTTTGTCCTCCTTTAATTATCATATTCTATGGGACTTTATAGAGCAAATATTAGATTTGACAATAGTTTATTTTAATTTATTATAGAAAAATCTTCTCACCTTCATATGTCGGTAGCTTTTTTGAGCTGCCGGCATTTTTTGTTGATTTTCCGGGCTAATTTCTGTTTAAAGTTAGGGAATCTTCTATGTAATTAAACACAACTTTTCCGTTTAGGTATTGAGTGTGATGAGCTTTGCACGTCATACATTGATAAACTCTACTTGTTTCATGCCCTGTTATTAAACGTATAAAAGGAACGTAAGCTCTACACTGTTCACATACTCCTAGTGTAATCTCTACTGGATCGTTACTGCTGTATGTCACCCCAGGTGTCTCCTTCTTCATAGTCTACTTTGTTAGGCACCTGCAATTCTATCGCCGACTCCATAACTTTGCAAATTGTTTTCGCCTGTTCCATATTCTCCACTGATATATCAAGCTCGTCATGTATTTGTATATGGGGAATCACCCCCTCTCTGTACAAGGCCAACATAGCTTTTTTTGTCATGTCCGCAGCTGATCCTTGGATCAACTTGTTCAAAGCTTTGTACGTGAACGCGCGTTTAATCATCCCCTTACCATTATATTCGTTTATAGCATCTTCATATGGTAGAGGTTTATCTACATTAAATCCATGTGGTTCCCACATATCGAAGTGACATATACGACCACCTATGGTTCTTATCTTTCCTTTATGATTGGCTCTTTGTTGAACTACTTTACTTAACTCGTGTACAAACGGAGCCATCTGTTTATATGTGTTCCATATATTTTCTGCCTCTTCTTTAGTGTTACCCAGTTCACCCATTAGTTTATTTTTACCCATACCATACATCATACCCAGATTAATTGTCTTTGCTTGCTTACGATCAATACCAGCCATGTCAGCTACCATCTGGTGGAAGTCTGCTTCTCCTGCGTGATATTTTTCTACTATTCGATCTGCACCGGGTATAGGGTATGCGTTTGCAAAGTGCACCAAAATTCTAGGCTCTTGTTGAGCGTAGTCAAAGCAACCCCACTTGCAACCTTCTTCTGGAAGAAATATAGATCTAATCATAGGACCTATTATTTTATGCTTCGCTGGTATCTGTTGTAAGTTAGGATTAGCATAACTAAATCTACCGGTGACAGTCCCACCTTGATCAGATCTTAGTTGATTAATATTTGCATGAATACGTCCGTTGTGTGAATGTTTAGTTATAGAGTCTATAAAAGTTGAATGTGCTTTATTGTATTCTCTAGCTACAGATATACTCTCTATTAGATCATTATTATGATGCTTCATAAAGTTTTTGGTAAAACTAGGTTGCCCCGTTGGGGTCTTATCATACTCTATCTTTAATTTATCACACATCTCTTGTATTGAAGAAGCTGCCCATATATCTATGTCTATACCTGTTTCTTTTTTTATATTGTGTAATATTTTTTCTTCTCTATTTTGAAAATCCTTTTTAATTTTTGCTGCTTTTTCTAGATCAACACGTACACCTTTAAATGTCATATCAACTAACATAGGAAACAAATTAGTTTCTAATTCTAGAATCTCGTTTAAGTCTTGTTCTTTTATTTCTTTTTGTAGAGCATCCCAAAGTTTTAAAGTTGCTTCCGCATCTCTCTCAGCATACTCACCTACATACATTGCAGGCATTTGCCACATATCAGACTTAGCATTAATACCAGCCTCACTTGCATACTGTCTAAGAATAGCTTCATCTTTACCTACATCTAAATAATCTTTTGCTAGTGAGTCTAAAGTGTATCTAAATCTATTCTCATTTACTAATGAAGAGGCAATCATAGTATCTACTATTTTACCTTTCATCTTAAAGCCGCGGGCCGCGATCCACGATACGTCGTACATTGCATTATGAAATATCTTAATGGCTTCTGTGTTGACTACATTCTTCTCGAACCATCTCCAAACTAATCCCGCATCGAGATTACCTCCAGCATGGGCAATAGGAAGATAACCTTTCCACCCATCAACAGCTACAGCTATGCCAATAATTTCTCCATCACCTCTGATGGCTCCTGGTCCTAGCGTAGTTAAGTTTGGGTCTTTTGTTTCTAAGTCGATCGCTATCTTAGTAGCTCCAGTTAGGTCCGGTAATTGTTGCGGCACAGTCCACTCTGTTTTCGTGGCGAACATATCCCCTGTTATCATTTATACTGCTCCTTTAGTTTATTTAAAAACCAAATAGCTTTATCTAAATCTTCAATGGGTTTTTTCTTATACTCGTGGCGCCAAATATATTTCAACGCCGATCCCTGTAAGTAGTATCGAAAGCCATACCCTTGGCATGACTTGATAGCATCAATGCATTGGATATCACCTTTATTATAGTGTGATGGATAGTTTACTGGATCGTGTTTCTTCTTCATGTAGATAACAAATCATGAACTTGTAGATTATAAGCTAGATTGTATTTTCTAGGTTCTATTATAATTAACTGCTTTCTAGCTCTAGTTACTGCAACATAAAACTTTCTATGGGACTCATTGCCTCCATAGTGCTTTTCTCCCCATGAAATGTCTACGTAAAGAATTACTACGTCTGCTTCAGCTCCTTTAATAGAACTAATAGTAGCAATTCTAACTTGAGAGGGATCAGTAAGTTTCTTGCCAGAGTCTAAGATATTTTTTATATATTGAACCTCTTCATCTGGTAGTTTTAAAAAAGACTCATCCCAAGGAGCATCAGTTAATAAACCAAACTTATCCATACATTCTTTTAAAGTATAACTTTTTAAATCCTCCGGTGCTTTCTTACCTGACTTGTATCCATGTTTAACATTAGTCTTTAGATAACCATAAATATTTTTTATTTTATCACCTGTAAGTGTGTACCCTTCTCTAAATCTTGCCCAATCATCGATAGCATTAATCTTCTCCGCATTCATTGGTTTAGAAGTTCGACTATCATACTTTATACCTGCTTTTTTAAATTCACTAACGGCCTCTTTTAAAGTGCTATTAGTAGCAGCCAAAACTAACAAGGTCATACCTCTGTTCGCTTCCATGTGGGTAGCCACTGATGGCATGATACCTCCTAAGGTATAAGCTCTGTTTATGGTACCTTCTTCATCTGCTGGTAAATAAGTTTTAGGTATTCTCTCATCATCATTAGAAATAATTCTCTCCGCTAGTGTATGCATCTTTCTAGGAACTCTAAAAGACTGTGTTAAATCTTCTCTTTTAAAATCTTTTCGTTTATCAAAGGATCTAAACTTGTCTACATCAGCTCCTGACCAAACATAAATAGCTTGGTCATCGTCACCTGCTATATGTACTTCGCCGGCATTTTCTATTAGTCTTTCTATACAATCCCATTGTATTAAACTTAAGTCTTGTGCTTCATCTACGATTAAAACTTTAAATGAAGGAACAGTTTCTTTTTGTGCAAACTCTAATAAGAAATCGTTATAATCATACAGTCCTTTTTCTTTTTTAAATTTTGTAAGTTCTTGGTCCAGTAAGTAAGCAATGTTTTTTCTTAATCTAGAATCACGTTGGTTATTAAAAGCTTGTTCTATTGTTAGTTTGTGACAGACAGCTTTATTTACTAGAAATAAATAAGGGTTCTTTGTGTTTAATAATTTACCCTCGTTATCAAATGGGTCCTCCCAATGATTCATTTTAATACTAATAGAAAAAGGAATTTTTCTACCGAGCTCTGAGTAATCACTGGACTCCATAATATTATTTTTTATTGCTGGACACTCTGCTAATGCTAGAGAGTGTAGTGTTCTAAAATTTTCAAAAGCATCAGGAACGTTTGCAAACTCAGGAAAAGCTTCGATGGCTCTTCCTTTAGCTTCGTTCGCAGCAACTTTAGTAAAAGAAATATAAGCTATATCTCTTGGGTGTATTCCCTCAGCTATACATCTTTTAACTTGTTCAATTAAAGTATAAGTTTTACCGGTGCCCGGAGGGCCTATCCATAATTTATTCATAGTGATCTTCTTTCATATATTGTTACGTTAATAGATACACATAAGTATAAATTACAACAAATGTCAAAACAAAAATTGTCTCATGTGGGCTCATTTAATCATATATGCTATATATGCCATATCCATAGAATATTATTTAACACACCTCTGTATTTGTAGGTTAATAGTTGTATTTATTAGGCTGTAGTTGTGTTTTTTCTTAACCAATCAATTAATCCTTGTTCTAAAAAGTATGGTGTATTTCCTATACGAATATATGGGACTTTGAATGTGCCGTGCCGAATTTTCTTTCGAAGAGTGTCTTGTTCAAATCCTCTCGGAATTCCTCGATCATTCATCCAGTCTCTAATTTTAGCTATGTGAACGTACTGGTTAGAAAGGGCTGTCATCATAGCTCATTTTACTAGATTTTATTTCTAGCTTTTTAAATGCCTTAATCATTAGCACAGTCCTCTTACTGGTTCTTACCTGTATCCTGTCCTCATCTTTATATATATCTAGAGTAGCTAATATATTTGAAGTAGCATTCTTACCTTCAGTCCAACCATTCCTTTTAATAAAATCAGTAAAGTCTTTAGCTAAAAAATATGTTATACCCTCCTTCTCATCAGTATATGAAACGTGATTTGCAATATCATCTAACTCATTCCCAGTAGAAATATTTCTTGTAAACTCAAATAAAAGCTCTCTTAATTGGAAAGCGGGGGTCATAGATTCTATGGCTTTTACTTCTCTGATAGCACCTGGAGCAGAGAGAGGAGTAACATAATCAGATATCCATTTCTCCATCGGAGGCATCTTAGCTATTGCAATGTTAGCTTGTTTAAATACTTCTAGTTTAAATAATCTAGGTTCCAGAAGCTGCTCACCTGTAAGTTTTATTCTCTTACTATCTACATTTAAAAAATATAGTGGAGGATCAGAACATATTTTAGTTAAGTCTTTAAATTCTGGTAGTTGTATATCTGATTCACCATAACCTACTCCAAACGGACACTTACTACATTTATGGGCTTCACATACAGGTTGTATTGGGGCCTCTTTACATTTGTATTTATAGTCTTTCTTTTCTAAAGACTTCTGCAAAGTAACAACCTCCTTAGATGGTAATGGAGGAACAATATATTTATTATTATCTGCATCCATCATCTTTTCCCAGTTATCTGGATTTGCTTTCTTTCTATAAACACCAATATTATATAAAGCATTGTTTCTAGAGCCTTGAGTAAACCCTTCCTTTGCTAATTTATTTAAACAAGGAGGACCATCTGGAAATGCCTGCTCTTCTTTTGGTTGAGGTTTTATTTTTATAGATTCAATTTCTTCTTTTGTTTGTGCCCATTCATCATACATAGAATAGAACTGTTCTAAAGTAGCATACTCCCCACCTGACGTAAAAGCATAGCGAGTACTTGTATCTCCTCCATGATAAGGAAGGTTTAAAAAACTTCCTTTGTCACCCTGATCCATTAATAATTCAGTTTGCTTAGGAAATACTTCTGAATCACCATAACCAAGGTCTTCTGCAATCTCTTCTAGTTTATGTTTCATGATTTTTGCAGGAAGGAATTCCTTACAAAATAAAAATAAGTGTGCACCACCAGACTTAGATCTACATGTAATTAAAGGATACCCTTTGCCTTTAATATGTCTCATTAAAGTTAAGTGATTGATAGTGTCATACACATCTATATCAATGCAGCCCCACTTGCATAAACTTTGTTCGTTGATAGGAACTATACCTAATGAAGGTTCTTTACCTTCTATATGTTCGTCCCACATTTGCTGTGTGACTGGGGCGCTTGGCATATAACATTTAACTTCTTGTTTCTCACCTGCCGCGGCCGGAGTTCCAAGAGTCATTACACCACGTACACTATTATTCCCTTCAAAGATTTGTCGAAATTTCATTTCTTCTTCTTTCTGTATTTACTATTAGTCTTGTTATACCATCCATTAGTACAAGGTCCAGAACAAAATCTTTTTGTTTTTTGCCACTGGCTAGGTGTAAAAGAACCACCACAGGTTTCACAATATTTCTTTTCCATTTCTAGTTCCTTTCTTGTATATTAATAGGGCCTATCAATGGGGGAGAATCCTGATAGGCCCCACTTCACAGTTATTTAGAACGGTACGTTATCATCTAATTTTTCATTAGACTCTAACTTCTTGTCCGCTCCACCGTGATTCACCCTTAGGCTACCAACCGCTGAGTGAAACTCTTTGCAGGTTTCATAAACAGATTTATCTGTTATAGGACCTACCTTTTTAACACTCCAACCAAACCAAGTTCCCTTGTCATTTGATTGTTGAACAGTGCTAAGGTTATACACATGACTAAAGATAGGAGGGGTAAATGTGTTACCATCACTACCTTTCATACTTATGTTATCCATCATAGAGTTCCAGTTTCTACTCACTTTTAATTGAGTAGATTTCATGGTTATCAATGCTTTGGATCCATCCTCCGCAATAACAAAATAAGAAGCAGTGTTCTCAAGATAATTACCATTTGGTAATCTCTCTTTGTTAGCTCCATCTCTTGTTGCTTGCTTAATTATGCCACTACTCGCTGAGTGAGTAGCAACTGGGGCTGAAGAGCCTTCGCCTCTCTCAGTCCACTCAACATAATCCCTTTTGTATCCGCAAGGAATTACATTAAGTCCTTTCTCACCATCATATGTCTGCTTAGTCACGGTATTAAATATCATACCTGGTTCAGCGCCTTCCACATATTTGGCATCCCGTTTATTTATCTCGGGTGATAGCTGGCCTAACACTCTTAGAAATGGCATAGCATAATCTTCACTACCCATTTCTTCCGTGCCAGCCTGCTTGTCTCCTTCAAACATACTCGCTAGAGCTACGTCTGTTTTCTCTTTTTTCGTTACTTGATTCATGGTTCGTCCTCCTTGGTTCATGATTTCCGGCTAATTTTAGTTTTATCCTTAACAAATAAATGAAAAGAATCAGAGGGCATATCGAGGCCGGCCTCGATACGCTCCCTATAGAGTGCCTTTAAAGTCATCGGCTCAACTTTTGATTTTTGTTGAGGCTCAAACCCTTCTTGCACTGCAAGGTTGAGCAATTGCTCCGCCTTGTTATCTTCGCCTTTACCGAACGTAACGAAGACCTCATTTTTAATGATGTCTCCTAGTCCGTTATCTCGAAGCCATTTATAAGCTGACTCTAGGTTATCTTTTTTAACCGTACAGCTATAAGATTTTCCAACCTCTATAGCGCTCCCGTCAGCTAATTTCAAAGATTTTAACCCCTGCTCTGCGAGCAAGGTAGGTATAATCTCTGATGCAATCTTATCGGCTTGTTCTTTTTGTTTCTTTAGCTCCTCTTCTTTAGAAGCTATATCATCTTCTAAAGCTTGGAGTTCTAAACAGTAGCTCGATAGTTGCTGAATATCTGTTTTCTCTATTAGTTCTTGTTGATCTCTTTCAAGATCTTGTAGTGTTAGTGTAGTCATTTTATCACGCCTCCTCTAGACATTCCTATTCTTCCTCCTGTTGGTTCATCGTCGATTTTTATTTTATTATACAAATCAAAAGTAAGAGGATAGTATCTTCTTTCTTGTCTATCCCATTTTAATAAATTAAATACTCCTCCTGTAACATCACTTACAATAGCAGTAGATAATCCAATGATAGCTGGATCTCCTGTACATAGTATGAAATCTTTTGGTTTGAAATCTCGTAAGTTCTTACGCATCTTATGAATAAAAGGTGCGGGACTAAATTGTAGTTGTGATAGCTCCGGTAAACAAATAACCAGATAGCCATAGTCTGATGCAGCCAATATATTAATATTTTGTGGTGGATGTTGTAAAACATAGACCAATTTTTCATCGGGGTATTCTTTAATAAAGTCTAGAAATTCCACCAATTGTTTAGGCCTGTATAGTTCAAATAATTTATTTCTCATAATTCAACTTTCTTTATTGACATTTATATAATGAATCAATATATATTTGTCAACTAAGAAAGTAAAATAAATTATGATAAAAGATTATAGGTTTAAAACTAAGCCTTATGCACATCAAATCAAAGCCTTAGAAAAGTCCTGGGCTCAGACAACGTATGCTTTATTCATGGAGATGGGTACTGGTAAGTCCAAGGTCCTCGTTGATAACATCGCTATGCTATATGACAGAGGCGCGGTCCGCGGTGCGCTAATCGTTGCACCCAAAGGAGTGTACAAAAACTGGGATGAGATAGAGTTCCCTGCACACATGCCTGAACATGTTGAATACACTAAGGTTTTATGGGAAGCAAATTTGACAAAGAAAAAACAGTACGAGCTTGATACATTGTTCGATGATAAAGGTGATCTTAAGATATTGATAATGAATGTAGAAGCATTTTCTACAACAAAAGGACTGGACTTTGCTCACAGTTTCCTTAACATATTTATTGGAAGAGCTTTAATAGGAATCGATGAATCTACGACGATCAAGAATCCGACAGCAAAACGCACAAAAAACATTTTAAAAATAGGAAATCTTGCCAAGTATCGTAGAATATTAACCGGCTCTCCCGTTACTAAATCTCCACTAGATTTATATAGTCAGTGTGAGTTCCTGGACGAACACCATCTACAGCAGTCATCTTATTATTCTTTCCGTACGAAGTACGCTAATATGATAGAAAGAAATTTCGGTGGCCGTAGAGTGCAGCTTGTTGGTAGCTATAGAAACCTTGGAGAGCTCACAACATTATTAGATAAGTTTTCTTATCGTGTACTAAAAGAAGAGTGTTTAGATTTACCAGAGAAAGTATTTACTAAAAGATATGTGCAGCTAACTGATGAACAGATAAAAATTTATGCACAATTGAAACGGGATGCTCTTGCATTATTGAATGGCAAGGTGATGTCAACCATGAATGTAATTACTCAACTAATGAGACTTCATCAAGTAACATGTGGTCATTTTAAAGCAGACGATGATAGTATTACTCACCTAAAGAATAACAGATTGGATGAGCTAATGAGTATTTTAGAAGAAACTGATGGCAAAGTAATAATCTGGGCTAACTATAGGGAAGATATAAAAAATATTACAAATTCTCTGAAAAAAGCTTACGGAGAGGCCTCTACAGTCGAATATCACGGTGGAGTGGACCAAAGGTACCGCCAGGATAACATTGCTCAGTTTCAGCAAAAAAATGGCCCTACGCGCTATTTTGTAGGGAACACTCAAACTGGAGGGTATGGAATTACTCTTACCGCTGCGAGCACAGTAATTTATTATTCTAACAGTTATGATCTAGAAAAAAGATTGCAATCTGAGGATCGGGCACACCGAATTGGTCAAAAAAATAATGTTACCTATGTTGACTTGATAGCAGAAGGTACTATAGATGAACGTATCGTCAAATCACTACGAAATAAAATTAATATTGCAAATGAAATCATGGGGGAAGATCTTAAAAATTGGATCTAAAGAAGTATCGGTTCGTATGCTGTTCGTCCTTCTATCTTCTTCGCTTGTAGTACTTGCTTGCGCGGTATTTCTGGTGCTGTTTTCACTGAGCAATGAATCCAACCAGAGTTGGGATCTATCCCATCATAATATTCTAAGATCAACTGATCAAATTCACAGTTTTTTTTAATCCACGCTGCGAGTTCCTTGTTGTCAACTGAATGTATCTCGAAGTCTGCTGCCTCACCCCGGGCATGTTGTGACTTAGTCGAAGAACCAATAGCCTCGCACAACGCTGGGCTTCTATAGCCTGAGGATATCATAACCGGTTTACCAAAGTGTTCACGCACTGGTTGTAGGATAGTCTCCGCTAGGTGAATAAGATTATTGATGTCCGCGGTACTCGGTTCGTTATTAATTCCTTTGCGTACCGCTGTTTGAGATTTTGTTAGTTCTGATAGTGTAAAGTTTTTTGATAGATTCATTATGATTTATCCTTTGCTGCTTGTGTTGACATGATACCGGCTAGTTGGTCTTGGTTATAATAATCTGAAGCAGGACCTAAATTTAAATTTATATTTGATCCTCCACCTTCTCCTGATCCAAAGTATTTACCTATAGCTCTAAGTCCTCTGTAAGGACTAAAACCTTCATCACTAAATGTTTCTTCTTTGATACCTTTTAATTTATCTACAAAACCAAGATCCTGATTAGCAGCTGCATCATTAAAGTCGTAAGAATCTCTAAGCATTAAATTACCATCTTCTACGTCGAAGTTAGCAGCTCCTATTAAAGTTTTTGCTATCTTGTTAGGGTTACTAATTGTATCAAAAATTGAATCTTTATATGTACTACCTTGTATATCATCATAATCACCATAACCAATATAGTCTTGATTTTTTTTAATTGCATTCATTACTGCTGTTTTTGTTGCGTCAAGGGTTGTGTCCCCAAAATCTTCTTCTGTATAATCACCTTTAATTCCAACTAAATCTTTTAAAAAGTATTCAATGTTGTCAGGTACTAAATCTCTTTCCTTTGTAAAAGTATCAACTATTTTATCTACAAACTTTTTCTCAGGTTTCTTTACCGGAGTTACTACAGTTTCTTTTTTCTTCTCGGGTTTTTTTACTGGTTTAACATCTGTTTTCTTTTCTTCTTTTTTCTCTGTTTTCTTTTTCTCTTTTTTCTTTTCCTCTGTTTTCTTTTCTACATTATTTTTAGTAACTTTAGCTTTATCCTCAGCTGTATTAGTAGAATACTTCTTGCCTTCCCAGGTAAAAGTTCCTCCTGCTCCTTGTTCTTTTCTTGCTTTCTTAAATGCTTCTCCAAACGTCATTACATTCCTATCCTATTCATCAGTGCTTCTATAATTATTAAACCAACGGCCCCCACCGTAGTCAATACAACCCAATAGATTTTATCTACCTTACCACCCAATCTATCGATTTCACACCCCATGTGTTTGAGATGATTTTCTTTAATATTTTTTATCTCACGTTTGACACCAGTAATATGTCCATTTAAGGCAATAATATGTTCGCGTTGTGTTTTAGGTTCCATAGTCATTTATACTATACCTCCTGCTTTTAATCCAGAAGTTGCTCCAAATAAAAGCTTCAGTATTATCTTGCGCATCGCAGGGTCTTTAAGTCTTTCTAATAAAAAAGGTAATTGTTTCTCAGTAAATAGAGGGGCTATGCCACTTATAACTTTACCCGGCTCTGCTCCAGCTGATCTCAAGAAAGGTACCCCTGGAAGTCCTTCCTTTGCAAATTTCATTGCCTCTTTCATTTCAGAAAAAAGACTTGCTCCTGGATCCATTGCTTCTCCTAGCATGTAGTTTTGTTTAGCACCTTTTCCAGCTCCTCTTATAAAATCTTTATTAGACATTATGCCTTTTCTAATAACAGGTACTCCTTTAATCATGTCTGCATAAGTATCCATGACCATTTCTGAATCCAGAGGATCATTACTATGCCATTGTCCTGGGCGCTTTGAACCTATCCCTTGAGTAAAATCTTTATTATGAGGTAGATATTCACCACGATAAGCAGCTGTTTTACCTTTAGGTGCAGGGACATCATATTTTTTCATCGCCCGTCTGGCGAGTTTGTTTACTAAACTAGCTAGTCCTTTAGCTGCTGTCCCCCACATTATGCTGCTCCAAATACTGTATCGTTAGGTCCAAATACTTTCTGTCCGGCCGCGGCTGTTTGTTGTAACTGCTGGCTCTGAGGCATTACATTAACTAACGGAGGAGTTACAGGTGAATTAGTTAAACCTTGTTGTAGAATTGGTGAATTAGTTATTGGTAAGTTTAGTCCAGAAGTTTTAAAAGGATTGTCTAGATTAGGTAGTTTTAAACCAAGAGGCATTCCGTCATATAATCTAATTAGCTTTCTAATTAAATTTCTAGCTGCCCTGTATGGATCAGGTTGGCCAACAGCTCTAGCATTATTTCTGAATGATAGTTCAATATTTTCTGATGGTATGAAAGGTTTAAACTCTCCTTTTTTAATAGAATTTAATTGTGTATTAGATACTCTATCAGCAAACTCAATATCTAACTCTCTTATACTTGTGCCTAATGTTCTAGCTGCATAGTAATCTCTAAACATTTTTTCCTGTACTTTGTACAAAGCATCACTAGCTACTTTATATCTATCTACTATCTGCTCAGGAGTTACTGGACCACCTCTAAGTAATGGTGATGTAAATTCACGTCTTGCATTGTTAACACCCATCCTAAAGTCTGCAATTTTAAACTTCATAGCTCTAATAGGATCAACTTTAACAGCTCTTAGACCAGCAAGCCCTGCTAGTTCATCACCTAATTCAAACGCCTGCCCATACTTATCATACTTACCTTTCATAAATATATCCACAGGCTCAATGGCTAAGTCTAGTCGTTTTAATTGTTCTATGGATCCAGGGAATTGAGTTTTAAGAGCGTGCATTACAGCTTTATTCATTCTCTCTCCCCAAGGAGTTTGTTCAGTCCATAATCTATTTCCTTCTCTAGTACGACCTTGTCTTAAGAATATATCTGATATTGCTGATGTCCAAATTGATTCACTAACGAACGGAGATAAAGTTTCAGCAGTACCTTCCCACATAGATTTCATAATTTCTTGGCCCAGGTCTCCTTCACTCATCCCACGTTGAACCCCTGTAATCATAGCAGTAATAGGTCTAATCATTGTGTCGTATGCATTAGCATGAGAAAAATCTATGTATTTTAGTTCTCCATCTTCACCACGTATTGGAACTAGTGTTGAATTTTTAGACCAGTCAGGAACAAATCTTCTAAGAGCCTGCATCTCATCTTCTGTTACATCATAGATTGCTTTAGCTGCTTCTACTGTTCCGTATGGAACAGCTACAACAGTAGTACCTAAACCAAGAGCTCGCTTCATTCCTATCCCTCTAAGTGGATGTACAATACGACCATCATCTAGTGTGTGGGTAAGTTTTATTTCTTTTATTGCTCTTTGTAGAATGTTTGCTGTGGTTCTCATTATTTCAGCAGGAAACGAAACAAAATTTCCTAGAGGAAGTTTTCTTGTAGCCCTAATAAAATCATTTACCATATCATAATTTGGTATTTGGTTTCTAACAAGATCAGCAGCCTCTTCATCTATTTGATCAATAGTTCTGGTTATACCATACTTTTTATAGGCTTTATCTAACTGGCTTCTTTCTAATGCGTAAGAAGTAATTTTCCAAAAGTCATCCTCAGCTGTATACATATCCTCTGTCCATTTTTTAATTTTAGAAAGAGGTCTCATTAAACCGCGTAGTGCTCTTCTTGAATTAATAGACTCACCAAAGTTAGTGTCTTTAAGTAATTTAGTTAAATCCCCTAGACGAACATTACTATTCACAACACCTAATCTTAATAGTTTTCTATACTCATCATTAGCCATACGTGAGCCAGGAATTTGTAGTGCTTTGTATGCATCTTTCATAGCTTTTGCAATCTCAGCAGGGTTCTGTAAAAATAAACCATTAGATGAAGCAAATGCTCCAGCAGATATAAAGTTCCTGACATGAGTAACTGGGCTTAGAATTGTCTTAGCCATTTGTGATGTTGCCTTAGGATATAAAAGGAAGCTGTGATACAGCTGGTTGAGAGTAGACTTATCTCTAGATACCATTGCTGATTCTTCAATAGCTTCTGCTACACCTTTCTCAGCCCACTTACCATTCAAAGGATTAGTAATTCCAGCTTCGACAGTTCTGCTTGCATCAATCTCAATCTGTTTAATATTTTGTCCGAATGCGTTTATAGCCTCTGTATCTGTCTCTCTAAAGAAGCCTTTCATTGTATCTGGAGTTTTAACTCCAGGATTAGCTTTTGAAAAAGTAGCGCGTTCAGCTATTAAGGCTTCGTCAGATTTTAATAACTCATTATAGAATTGATTACGTCTACCAATTAGAGATAATCTATTAGTTCCCGTTAGCATTGTTTGCATAGGATCTTCAACTTTACCTAATAACTGTTCTATTATTTCTCTTGGTTCTTTTTTTAAATTTCTTAAGGCAATAGTAGGAGCAGCTGCATCTATCTCAGTAAGAACTGTCCTGTTTGCAAAAAAGTCAGGAGCATTAAAAAACACGCCAGTTGTTTTTTCTTTTGATGTAGCTAGATTAGGAGGTAACTTAGCTGTTTCTACAATCTGGTTTGCATACATTTCAGCTTGTTCTCTTGTGATAGGCCTGCCTGCTTCCTTTGCTGATTCCTGAAACAGTTTAATTGTTTTTTCTACAACTTCTTCTGTAGGAGCATAGTTAAATAGAGGAATTAAAGATTTATTCTGTAATAATTCATAAGTTGATCCTAAGTAATCTCTAAATTTATCACCAAACAGAGGAGCAAATCCTTTACGTACTTCATCATCCATAGAATAACCAAGACGACTAAATATATGTCCCCAACCTAATCTCATTTGTTCAAAGGAATCTAATACACCATCTACGTCAGATTGCTTAGCTCCTTTGTCTTTCATAAGTTTAATAATCTTATTTAATTTATCTCTGTCCATAGGACCAAAGTCAACCTTACCAATAGAATTCATAATGGGGGAACCGGAAAGGAGAGTATCGTTGAGATCCTTCATAAACTCTGTTCTACCTTTGTTACCTAGTTTGTTAAATGGATTTTTTACAAATGGAAATATGGCATCAATGTGTTTATCTAATTTACGAGATTGTTCACCCGCCCAGTTTATATCCGTGGCCCGCGCTCCAATATTCCTTCTCTCCATATCAAAATACTCTTGGGACTTTCTGCCTCTAGGTCTGAATGCTGAAAAGAATTTATCTATCTTGTCGTTATTAGAAGATAGTTCGTTACGTCTTCTATATAATGTTTTAATCGCTGACCCCGTACCTCCGACAAGGCCTATCATTAAAGATCCGTCTAAACCAAATTTCATTCTATTTACAATTTCTCTTGAAGCCATCTTCTCATCGTTAGGTTCTAATTGAGTTGGCCCCCAGGAAGCCATATCTCCAAAAGTACCCATACTTTCAGGGTCCCCTACAAATATTGCATCAGTTACACCGGCCCCACCGGCTGCACCAAATGTTGCCATTAATCTACCTTTACCATTGAGTGCAGTACCAAATCTTTTCGCTAGTTCAGGATCATTTAGTCTAAAATAGTTTCCATTTCTCTTTGCTAGAAGTGCTTTAGAAGCTAGCTTCTCTCCAGCTTTCCAACCATAAGCTCCAGGAACACCTAAGTTTACAGCTATTCTAGACATAGTTCCTAGCCAATGTTGTTCTGCTTTTTCATCCCAGTCATTTAAACCGTCAAACCAATCTTCTACTTTAGCTGCGTTGTGTGTACCTGCTCCAATATCCATTAAAGCAGCACCTAATGTAAAAGCACCTTTTGGAATATCAAGTAAACCTGCACCAATACCAGCTAACAGTGCTTCAGCGGCACCTACTTTATTTGTTGAATCTAGCTGACTAGTCATACTTGGTCCTAGTTTTACATCACCAACCATGCCACCCAACTTAAATCCCTTCCTAGACTTTCTATCTTTCATAACTTCAAGAACAGAATCACCAATGTCTAGCCCTGAATTTTGCATCATTGTTTTAACTTCTTGATCAAACGATTGTGATGGACTCGCTACTGGTTGTACTCCTTTAGGGCCGGTGCCATTTTCATATTCTACACGGCCTCCACCAGCTTTATAAGAAACATTATAATCATCAAGGAGCCAGTTAGGAATATTTGGATTATCAGAAACTGTAGGGATTTTATAACCAAACTGTTTTGATTTTGCAGCTGCACCTTCATAAACACCTGCAATAACTTGGTCATATTTATGTCCTAAGTAATCAGTTCCTAAACTATTTTCAATGTCGGTTATTCTTTTATCAACTTGTTTATCAAAGTTACCCCAACTATCAAATATTGTGCTTGTTCTTTTATAATCACTGTGTGCGTTTTTTAATTGATTTAAATTTGCTGATGTTCTGGGAAGTTCTTTGTTTTGAAAAGCTACAAGATCTAGATATTCATCATTTAGTCTTTTATAGGTTGCAAGTCTTCCTTGAATACTATGGGTGGGATCATCAAACGCGTAACCTTTACCAGCTCTCATTCCTCCAGATTTAGAAGGTGCGTGATATTTTCTTTTAACGACCTGTAAATTTCCACTCCCATAAAGTTGGTCTAGATTATTAAAATTTAAAAGCCCATCTTTTCCGGTTTCTAACTCTTTAATAAAAGCATCAAATTCTATATCTAAATCTTTAAGAGATAAATTATCTAGTGATTTGCCTTTTGCAGCTAAAAATTTATTAAAATCTTTTTCTCCAAGACCTAGTCTTCTCAAGAATTCTGTTTGCCCTTTAATATGATCAACTTCAAATCTTTCTAAGGCTGGAGTTCCTTTTGGTAATTTTGCATTTTTTAGGTCACGCAAATTTTCTTTTGATTTCTGTATAGCAGCTGCTGCACCTTTACCTTTTTTAGGATCAAAATCTGATATTCCTTTTAATACTTTTGCCTTCGCTACTTCATCTAACTCATTTACGCTAGAATCAAATCTTTTTTTGGCATACTCCTCTATTTTCTTTTTAAAACCAGTTTGTACTTTGCTAACAGATGTTGCTGAATCAAGATTTTTTCCTTGTATTGTTGCTGAGGTTTGTATTTCGTCTAAAAAACTTTTTAAATTTATACTGTAGCCTTGTCCTTGCCCTAATTTTAATCCTTTTTTACCGCCATGTTGCCTGTCTCCTCTTATTAATCTTTTGCCAAAGCTATACAGTTCTGGAGAAAGTTCGGCGTGTTCTCCCGCGTCTTTGATATGAGCTCTATTAACTGCTTTTCTAATGCTAGCATTTAATATTTTATTATCTATACCTAATATCTTAGATAACTCGGTGGGTTTTAAATTTATATTTAAATCTTTTATACCTTTGTCTTTTAATGTACTTATTATTTTAGGAATATATTTAGCATCTTTTCTAGCTGCTAAGATTAATCCCCCTAAACCTATTTTAAGTAATGACATGTAGCCCTCCTATTTGGACTCAGCAAATTTCAGTGCCTCATCTATATCATCGAAACTTTCTATTACCCCTGATTTATTAACAGCTACGAAGAATTTGTTTCCTGCCTGTTTTAGCGGATTTAAAAATACTGTTCCTGGTTGAGCCGCAGTTGCTTCTTGATCCCATTTACCACCATCATCAAGTGGAACCGTAGCGGTAATACCTTTTGCCATAGCTTCGTCCATTTTAACTCTTGTGTGTGTTAAATCATAATCTCCACTAGCCCATGCTGTTAAGTCCGCAGCTCGATCGGTTTGGTCGCCTGTGAACATTTCTGACATAGCTTGAGTGGCTGCAGCTTGATTTATATTTTCATGTCTTTGTCTTCTCATTGCCAGTTCTGCTGAGATTGGTTCGTGGAATGCACTCAGAGCATCGCCCCATCCTTTACCAGATGTCAGTGCTGAACCACTTCTCACTAATGCATCACTTACAGTAGACCAATTATTTTCTCCTTCATTACCTTGTCCGAGAAGGTCTTTAAATAAATCTACTTTTTGTTGGTACTCAGCTTTGATCATCTCCTCTTGAGATATTTCTTCTGCTAAATCCGTAACCCCGTCGCCACCTATATCTGCTGTTTCTGCGTCTGCTACTATTTCAGCTCCTGTTGTTCCCATGGCATTTCTAATAGCCCCAGCTGGGGTTAAGGTATAATCTGCTTCCCCTGAAGGCTTAAAAGCCTGATATATATTAGAAGCAATATTACCAACTTGACCTACAGGACTTATTGTAGAAAGCCACTCCAGAGCTTCTCTTCCAACACCTAATGCTTTTTGTGCATCAGACTCTGCATTTTCAATATCTGTTTTTGGTAAAAGAGCAGAAGTTATTCCTCCATAAGTTCCTCCTACCATTCCAGCTCTTAATAGTTTTCTTTTTAAGCTAGGTGGTAGAGACTCAAAAACTTCTTTAGTTATTTTAGGTCCTGCTCCTCCAGGAACAAATTTATCTGCCTCAGCAGCCCATTCATCAACCGCTTTAGACCCTTTTCCAGCAGCTTCTGCAGCCTCATCTACAGCACCTCCTGGTACTTCTTTCCATATCTTTGGGTTAATTGATTCCAGTATACCTTTTCCAATAGCTTTCCACACAGATCCCGAGTGTCCTTCTCTGTTCCCTTGTCTATGAGGGTGATTAGCTGGTTGATATCCAACTCTTTGCGGTACAACATGACCCCCTGTTCTAAATCCTTGTGGCATAGGTCCACGTTGTGGTGGAACAGTTCTAGTTAAACCTGATGTTAATCCAACACCATGAGATTTATCTACACCGCCACCCATTGAAAACATTTTTCTTCTTAAAGCAACTGGGCCGCCGTGTGCGTATTGACCATAATATTGACCAGCTTCATCGTCAGTCATAAACGGTTGCCATCCGCCTCCACCTAATGCTCCACCAGCACCACTTCCACCTAAGCCACCAGTACCACTTCCACCTAAGCCACCAGTATTTGTATAGCCTCCTTGGCCAACGTTGTAAGTTCCTGTTCCACCTGAACCTATACCTGTAGAGAGTGGAAACTGTTGATCTTTCCAATCTTCAAACTGGAGCTGTTGTGTTGCTTTTGCTTCATTCATAGCCTTATTTTCCATCATTGGACTACCTTCTAACCAGTCGTTATAATCTACACCGGCACCTTTGGAAACTGCGTGAAATTTTCTAGCAGCAGGTGTATCACCTTCAAAAAAACCTAGGTCTCCTGATTCTGCACGTTGATCAAATACTCCTCTTAAAAGATCTTTTGTAATCTGACTTCCGCCATGAAAACCTGTAACTTCATTCATCCATTTAGGATCATCAAATTTTGCCCCTGCATACTTGCTTGACATAAGACCAACTTCAGGATCAAGCGCGCCTGATTTAAGTTGCTTTTGCCAATAATCAGGACTGTTAACATTATGTTGCATCCATGATCCAAGCTGCGACTGACGAACTGGAGCACCAGGAGCAGTTGCTACAAACTGATCACCTTTACCTTGCAGGTCCAGCGCAAGTTTTCTATCTGCTTCGTATGCTTCCCTAGAACCATAGTTCAATTGAGACCATAGAGGTCCTCCAGGCATTTTAAAATCCTCCTATAAATTTGTTCATATTAACTCCCAAATAATCCGCCTAAGCTTCCAAGTATTCCAGCTCCTGTTTGAGCCATACCCATAATATTTTCGCCTCTTGATGGTTGTGGTCCAGCTGTTGTTCCAATAGAAGTACCTGTTCCATACCCACCCATTAATCCTGAAATTTGTTGTCCAACAAATCCAAGTTGTTCATAAGGTGCATACTGAGCAAGTTTATTTTTCTGAGCAAGTGCATCAATACCTGCTTGTGAATATTTCTGATTTTGATCTCCGAACGCTTGAAGTACACCAAACTGTTGAGCTCCTAACTTAGGAACTAATTGAGACATTTGAGTTTGAGCAGCCAATGCATTTTGGTAAGGAGACATTTGTGATTGTGATAATTGTCCTTGAGAAGTACCTGCTGTTTGCAGTGCAGATAAATCTTGACCTGTGTATCCAGCGGCCTGTTGTCCTAAACTTCCAAACTGACCAGCAGTTCCCATTCTGTTTTGTATATCTTGTTGTCTTCTTTGAGCCGCATCCATGTAAGCTTCTCTATTTAATCTTCCAGATAATAAACCTCTATTTAATTGATTTTGTGTAGCTGCTTGTGCTTGAGCTGCTGCAGCTCTACTGCTTCCATACACACCTTGTTGACCCTGATTCAATCTCAAGTCTTGTATACCCTGAGCTGCGCCTTGATCATATTGAGCTAACTCGGCATCTATATAAGCTTGTTGTTGAGGAGCCATGTAAGAAGCCATAGAACCAAGCCCGGTCCCCGCTCCGGGGCCCTGTAATCCTTGTGCTCCTGCAAGGTCAGCTACAGCTTGTTGTTGATATGGAGTTGCAGCCCCTGATATCGCTTGAGCTCCTGCTAACCCTTGCATTTGGTTAATTGCTGCTTGAGCATTTGTTAATGCTCCTGCACCGGCACCTTGAATCTGATTTGCGGCTGATGTCGCTTGATCTAAATATGGTTGGAAAGCCCCTATCCCCTGTCCGCCGACCCCGCCTGTGGCTGGATCGTACGTGAACCCTTGTTGACCAAGGGCTGTTTTCATTGCTTGTTGTTGTGCTTGGTTTTGTGCTGCTACACTAGGAGCAAATCCTGCTGTTTGTATATTACCGCCTAGTATTCCTGTTAATTTTGGTTGATATAGACCAAGCATCTTCTCCACTGCTGGAGAGGACATTTGGACTTGGGTGGTTCTCTGGTCAAATTCTGACGCCATTATACTCGAGCCTCCAAGTTATTCATTAAATCATACATTCTTTGTGCGCCTAAATTAGCGTCACCATTACCCATATTTTTAACAGCATCGCGGGTCATTACAAACTCATCTTTTGATAACATTGCTGGAACATCATCAGCTCTTGGCTTTGCACCCATTGGCATAAATCCACCTGCTCTACCGTCCCATTGTGTTCCTTGAGGTGGCATCATTGGTTGTCCTGGTGTAGTGAGAGCAGGAGCATTCATAATACCTCCAATATTCTTGTGTACACGACCACCGGTATTGAAGAAATCATTTTGATTCATTTCATTTAAATTAAATTCTAGTATTTCAATTTCTTTTGGTGATAACTGATCTAGAGATTTACCATAATGCTCTAGTGCCATGTTTTCCAAAGTATCCATACGTTCTGCCATTGGATCGGGCGCTGATGCCATTTGTACTAGATCACCTTGATTGTATCCTGTACGACCTCCAGTTGCATAAGCATCATCTCTAATCATTCCTTTGCCTCTTAAAAATTCGACTTGCTCTTCGTTACTCATACCTTCTAGTTCTGGAAACTCTATCATTAGAGGTTCAACAAAATCTTTCCAGCTTTCATATGCTCCTCCTCCGCCAGCTAAACCTATACGACCGCCGTTTGCATACGTATAAGTTCTATGCGGATAATTAGTTCCAGGGAATTGATCACGTACTCCTGTTGATACGCCATAATCTGAAGGGGACTTAGTAGTGTAGTCTCCTCCGTACAGTTCTCCATAAGGTGCATACATATCATTAAATTCATCCAGAGAATATCCAGCATTCCTAGCATCTCTTGCCCAAGAGTTATACATAGGTTGTGCCATATTAGGTCCTTTACCTCCTCCTCGTTCTTCTTGTTTAGAACCCAATAAGCCTCCTCCTAAAGCTCCTAAGGCCATTAATCCTTTTTGTGATCCTAGTAATGATTGAGGATTTTTTAAGAATGCTCCTATGCCCTTTGCTAAAGTTCCTTTGCCTAATGCTAATTTACCGGCAGTACCAAAAAGACCTGCTGAGGCTGGAATAAATCCTCCAGCCATTCCTGGAAGTGTAGTTCCAGCCACTGCTGCTTTTCCAAGCAAGCTTGACATTATGCCACCACCACCAGTAGCACCCATAGTACCACCCATAGCATTAGCCATCATTGGACCACCAGCCATCATCGCAATTACAGGCAATGCTAACGGTAATATTTGTTTACCGGCCTTTGCTACTTTTTTAAATACTTTTCCTAATTTTTTACCAACCGACCCCATTATGCCATATGTTCCTTAGTTGTAATTTTCATGTGATGTCTTATTAATCCGTTTGGAGATATCCTTAACCATTGAACTGGTTTACCAACTCCTAATAAATGTGTGAAGAATGTTTTATAAAATGTCATAGCTTCGTTATGTTTCCTTTTAAAGACTGTATCAATAACCCATGCCCTATCGCCAGTATTCCATTCAGTAATATCTAGTTCCCTAGTTTCTAAATATTTTTGTTCAACTTCCTTACTTAAGAAAGCCCAGTTTCGAAACCCATAAATTCCATCGTCGTCTGTGTGGAGTTTATATTGTCCTAAAACTAATGAGGGATAAATATGTGTGAAGATTTCTTTAAGACTATTATCAAACCATAACGGGTATTCGAACTTATACAATTCGATGATGTCAAAAAGCTCATCCATATTTCACCGCAAGGTGGTTAGTCTTGTTTATTCGCCGCTACCGGATCCTATTGGTAACTGCACGACTTTTACCTGTATATCTTTGACCTTTTGTTCACTCCATGGTTTTCCACAATCTGAACAATTACCGGTCGCTTGTTCATCTGAATCTACCTCATTATCACAATTTTTGCAATAAATTCTGTGATGAACCTCTGGTTGTATTACAGGCACCTCGACTCCTTCAACCATTGTAGTACTTATAACCTTAGAATCTTGTATTTTTGTCATTATGTAATCTCCAGTAAAGAACATATAACATGTAATGCGTTGCCACCGGCAGCTTGTGCACTTAGTACATCGCCATCTTCAAGAACTAAAGGTTGAGTCAAAAGCTCGGTTGTAGTGTTTGCAGCTATTGACTTAGCTTTATATAACATAATATCAGCAGGGCCCAAGCTCTTATCTGATATTTTAAAATCTATTGTAACTGCTCCAGCTGAATCATTACAGACTAGTAATGACTTAATAATACCTGTTGTAGGTGGTTGAGGTGGACTAGCTATCTGAGCAGTAGGCACAGTATATATTGGAGTCACTCCAGTAGTTGTTAAATCTACACTCTTATTTAAATATTGATCTGCCATTATATTCCGAACCAACTCCTAGTTGATGATTGTTGTCTTAAATCATCTTGAAAAGAAAAGTTTAATTGATTTATTATACTTTCCAATTCTTTAATCAATACATCTTGCTGTTCTCTGTTAAATTCATCAGAAGGTAAAGGAAGTCGTACGACTCTAATTTTAGCCATTATCTCATTCCATCCGGTTTAATATCATATCTAATTGTTCCAAATCTCCAATCGGCATCTAAAGCATTACTGGCTATTTTAAGATTAGCTTGTCTACCTCTTCCTCTTACAGAGAAAAATTTAGAAGCGGAACTAATAGTTGAGGAAAAAGATCTAGTGTTTGTAGAAGCTGGATAATTAGCAAAAGTAGTAGTGACTTGCATCTGATCCCCAGTTAACACTTTAAAGTCAGGAATAACTCTACTCACATGATAAACTTGATCTCCATCTTCAATATCGATATCTCCAGAAGTTATATATGAATCCATGGCAGCACCATCATCATTAACTCCATCTTCGTGTACATAGATATAAGAACTACCAGCAGTTAAACCTAAAATAGTTTCATTGTCTCCCACTAATACTGTAGAATAGTCAGCACCATAAGGATTTGCAAAAACTCCTCTATCTGTCCATGCCGATCTAGTAAAACCAGTATTAGTATACCAAACTTTTTCTAAATAATTATATGTAACACTTTTATCTAAGTACTCAGAACTTTCACTTGGATAAAACCAAGTAACTTCATTAAAGTCTACATTAAGACCACAAAACGTTTGAACTTGTGCAGAAGGACTAATATCACCAAACACAAAATCTTGTACAGAACATTCTAGTTTCTTAACAGAACCATCAAACATATAGAAAGCTGTTTGAGACATCCAAAAAGAAACACCATTCACTTCTGCAAAACAAAATGGAGAAATTGCACCGCAAGAAGAACCCACTTGTTGTAAACTAAAAACATACTGGCCTCCAATTGAGGTTAAAGTATTAAGAGCCGTATCTGTCCAAACAAGAATACCTCCACGAGATCTTGTAGCTGCTACAATCTTAGAACCATCTTGGACTTTATCATAACCAGCGCTAGTTTCTTGAAGAGAAGAAAATGCCCAGTTTGTTATTTCATCCATATTAGACCATCTTACCATCATATTATCTTGTGACCCGGGAGTTGCTATTGTTAACTCCGTACCAAATGCAAGCATATGTTGGTCGGAAGAAATAACTACAAACCTATTAGCTGTAGGAGCATTAGCAACAACAGCGGCAGGTGAAGATACTCCACCAGATAAATCCCAGTTATAAATGGAACCATTATTTCTCATTGCTATTAAATCTTCTCCATATGTATCAAACACCCAATAAGTTGCTTCTAGAAATATTGCTGAAGAAGTACGAGCAGTGTTCCAGGTGTGAGAATTCCATGCTCCAGTACCCCAACCAAAACTATAACTACTCGTCGCTGATCCTACATTGATTTGATAAGAAGTTGCAACAGTTGCACCTCCTCCTCCAGAGGCTGCAGTTACATTTGTACTGTGTGTGATTGTATAGCTATTAGCATCAATAATGGTTGTAATTTGATATTCATTATTTAAATCTTGACCCCCAACAACTGCAGCTCCTGAATAAGTTACAAAGTCTCCTTCTAATGCTCCATGAGAAGTATGAACAACGGTAACTATGGTATTTCCGGTAGAAGTAAAACAGCCATTTAAAGTTGCAGTTGCTCTAACGGGAGTAATATCAGTTATAACTCCCTCAGAATAAACATAGAGTTTTCTTTCTGTTCCAATGGCTAAATATCTTACACCAGCTGTTGAATACCAAGCTTTCATAGCACGAGCAACTCCTATAATTCTAGTAGCAACTAACTTAGACCATCCTCCTACCTTTTCTGGTAGTTGTGTTCTAAAGCGTACATTTTTAGCATCAATCCATCTACCCTCTGCTCCATAAGTAGTGATTTGTTTATCTATTCCCGGTTGTATATTAACTTTACTTAACATTTGAATGCTCGTTACTTGTTTGTTTTTCCATTAATAGTGTGTCCAGTGCTTCTTCTTTAGAATCAATAACTGGTGGTAAAATAATAGTTAAAGGTGGAACTTCATCATCTTTTTGGAGTCCTATGAAGTGTTTTATATCATCCATTATCCACCATCCGTTCCTAAATTTCGAGTACCATAATAACTAGACATTGTCATATTACCATGAGATTGTTTAACCGCCGCATTATCAGTTAAATCATAAGTCCCCACTGAATAGCTTGCTGTTGGGGGTACGTTATAAGTGAAGGGCTGATAGCCTGGAGTTACATTTACCTCGACCACATCGGGGTTAGCCCCAGTTTCAAATGTTCCTCCAACTCCCGCTGCGTATCTTATTCTTAATGTTCCCGTGGTAGGTTCACTGGCATCATAAAAATACCAAGCTGTTCCAGTTGCAGATCCTAATTGTGTACCGGGGTATAGTCTGCTAGCACCAGTTCCGCCAGCTGTATTTATATAGTCCTTTATCATAGTTATAATCTCTGCTCTATCAGCTCCATCAGCACAATAAAAAGCTATGTCCAAGTCAGGCAGACCAACATCTGTATTATTTTTCCTCGCAGAACGAAAACGCGGATAATAACTTTGTCCATAGTGTTGTACATGTGCTTGGACGTCTCCCCACCCACTAGTATTAAGAGTATATGATGATGCATTTGCAGAATTATAATATTGGAAATTAAAGGGTGACTTATAACCACCAGCATTAGTACCACTAGTTATAACATAATCATTTCCAGTATTATTAGTTAGTGTATATTCAATACTAGCTCCTGATCCTCCCCACGTACCAGTAAATCCAGAAACTCCGGATAAAGATCCACCCAGCAGGGTTGGGTTAGCCGGACCAGCACGACAAACGTTGGCAACACCTGTACCAGTATTTGATTGTGCCCCCGATCCTCCAATATAGTTAGTTCCTGATCCACCATAAGTATCCCAGCCTAAATAACCACTAGAGCCAGGAGTAAAGCCTTGAGCTAAACCTGTACCAGTCCAAGTTACTGGGTAAAAGAAATTTAGATAAGGATAGCATACAGAACCACCAGCATACACACTTGGAAGAGCCTCGCAGGTAAATGACCAAATTAGATTTTGACCATCTTTTAGTATTCCAGGTTCATTGCCTAACAGAAAGTTTACATATGGGGTCCAACCCCCCAATTTCTGACTTTCACCACTTGATACTAGAGCAGAATTAAAAGCATAATCAACATAGGGTCTGTTATATGTTACGTAACGATTAGAATCAGGCATAGCAGCATAAAATGTACTAACATTCGCTCCCCCTCCACCGGCTGTTTGTTGTATATTTGTATTTATATAAATTTTTTTACTGTAATCTTCCGCCGTACCACCAGCAGCTGTCCCCAAATCTACAACTATGTGGGTATAACTTCCGCTATGATAAGTTGAAGCGGCATTATAAGCTGAACTATTGTTTGAAACACCAGAGGAACATAAGTCAGCTCCACTATTATTTTTTGTAGTTGCTATATAAACAGGTCTAGTTACAGTACTATCAAGTAGAAAACGTATTCTCAATTTCCCTGCTATAGCATAACCCCCAGTGTCAGTTGCAGGAGCTACAAGATTAAATGTAAGTCTATATCCATCCCATGCTACATAAATTGAGGTTGTCATAGGACCATCATTTGCATCAGGATACCTTGCAGCATAATCGCTGAGTTTAATATTACTAGCACCACCAGGTGAATTGAACTCAGTCATAATATTAGAAAATGTTATTGCGCCGGATGATGTAACTGTCATTTTTTCACCTTGGTGGATAACTCATTAATTGCTTGAACGAGCAATCCAATTAATTTTTCATATTTCACACCAAGGGTACCATCGTTTCTTTTTGCAACGACTTCAGGGACAACTTCTTTAACATTTTGAGCTACGAGTCCCGTATCGTGCTTCCTAACAAAGTACCCATCTTCACCACCACGAGCTGCTATGTGTTCATCCGTCCAGTCAAACTCTACACCACGGAGCGCGTTTACTTTATCAAGTGCATTTTCAATTGTTTTTACATTTTCTTTCAAAGAAGCATCAGAAGAATAATAAGCAGTAATTTCATTAGTTGCTCTAATTTCACCGGTAGTAGAAGAAGGCGTTGTACCAACACCTAAAGCTTCATCAATATGAATACCATTTGTATGTGTTGATAACTTAACATTATTATCATAGTACAAATCAACTTGTGCATTTACAGCACCACCTATTAAATATTCAGTGCTTCCAATATTTCCAACTGTGAAAGCTGACGCCACTTCACAACGTCCGTTAGTCCCATTAGAATAAAGTTTCATATCGGTTCCTGCACCCACAGTTATTCCTTCAGTATCAGGAAACACAAGAGTACCTGTCATTGTTGCACCTGCTTTTGGAACATTTGCAGTAATCTGAGTTTGTGCGTTTGAACCTAAACTATTTATGTATTGATATTCTGTATCAGAAACAGAGCCATCAGCAACAGCCGTAGCGGCTATTCCTGTTAATCCTGCTCCTGAGTGTGCATATTTTATTGATTCGTATGTTGCCATTATATACTCACTTTCACAGTTGTTCCATCTCGCCAAAGAGCTCCAGCAACACCAGGATCTGAAGTTGGTAGAGCTGGCATCTTAACTCCATTTGTAGAATCAGTAGATAGATAGGTTGTACTTTCAGCTTGGTTTTTAATTTTAATAGTGTTCCCACCAATAACTAATTCCCCTGTTGTATTATTAATTTTAGAATCAGTTGCATTGTGAGATAAAACTAAATCTGTAGAACTTCCTATATTTAAATTTAATGAATCATTAACACGAACACCACCAGTAAAAGTTGCGCCGGCTAAGGCTGCTCTAGCAGCAAGCTGAGTTTGTGCGTTTGATGATAATGTATTGATATATTGAAACTCTGTATTAGTTACAGAGCCGTCAGCTACTTGAGTTGAACCAATTGGTATGACTCCATATTTAGCGGTTTCATATGTTGCCATGTTATTTCTCCGTTAGTTTCCAACCGTGACTAGCTCCTGTATATACTAATGCAAATGCTGCACCTTCAGTTGAAATTGTTCCAGTAGAAGCTGCACCAAAAACTTTCCCACCACCAGGGTCAAGTGTTAATGCATTAGTATCAAAATTATCTGCTAAATCTAAAAACCTAATTTCAGATCCAGTAGGTGGAGTTGCAGGTAAAGTTAAAGTAATTACATTTGAAGATGTATCAACTAAGATTTTTTCACCAGCATAAACATTATCTGTTGCTGCAGTAATTGTTCTCCAAGTTGAAGATGAAGTTTCTAATGGATACCAAGTAGTACCATTAGTTGCCAAAAACATTTTCTGCCCAGGAGATATAACCTGTTGATTAGCCGAGGACCCCGTTCCGCCAACATCCATTGTAATAGACCCTGCGCCTGTACCATCATTAATAATATAATAAATCTTTTCAAGAGCTGGTACGTTAATAACGAAAGCTGTTGTGAAGTTATGGAATCTAATTGCCGCGGACCGAGCTTGGTTAGTAGCTGCTACAACTGGACCATCGCCAGTTGTTAAAGTCTTTGGTGATGATTCACCGTTTAAATCTATTGCGAGAACACCTGTAATTGCTTCTTCTATAGATCTAGAAAGTGTATTATTTGTTGTAGTACCCCAGGAATTAGATTGTTCTCCACTCCCAATAAGTTCTATTTTTAATCTTGTTGAATAGGTTGACATCTATTAAATCTCCGTCCAATCATTATCGGTTCCTGTACTCACATTAGTCCAGGTAGTACTATTGCCGGAATCATCGACATTAGTCCAAGTTCCACTTGTTGTAGCATTTATATCAGTCCATGTCGAGCCTGAACCTTCATCAATACTAGTCCAGTCCCCTACATCAGGCGTTGTTATATCATTCCATCCAGTAAATAAAGAAACTGGAAGAGCTTCAAGAGTCAAAGATACCCCTACAGGGTATACTGTATTATTGATATTTATCTGTATAGAACCCAAGGTCAAAGTAGGAGTTACACCAGTTGGGATTATTAAAGATGTTCCGGAAAGTGTTGGACTACCTGGAGTTAAAGTAGCTAGTACCCCAGTTGGGGTAGCTGTTGCTGTTGTAATAATTGATTCGTCACCAAGAGATAAAGTTAAAGCTTCCCCTGTTACATCTACTCCTATAGTTGCCAGTATAGATACAGAGCCTAAAGTAGTACTTAGTGAGAATCCAGTTGCTGTTGAGATAGAAGATACAACAAGATTATCATTGGGTACAAAACCTATAGAAGAAGTTAAAGATTCCCCAGTAGGAATCTTAATTATATGCCCTGTTTCTGAGCCTAAAGTAAGTGTCATTGCTACACCTAAAGGAGTAGCATGGTTTGCATCACCGGTAATCTCATGAGGAGAACCTGCGGTAGCAGTTAAAGCGAAACCACTTACTGAAACAGCTACAAGTTCCTGACCTGCAAAAGCCGTTGTTGCAAAAGGGTTAGCTGCGTATGCCATTATTTATCCTTTTTACATTTACAGTTGCAAGGTTTTGTATCTAATTCTTTAATAGCTTCTATTAATAAAGGTATTATTCTATCATACCATACTGCCTTATACATAGAATCAAACGGTGCAGAGGTTACAGCCTCTGGTAAAACTAATTCAATTTCATCAGCATTAACTCCAACTTGTCTTCGTTCATTTTCAAAACCAAATGACTTAGCTATTTTATTTTCTTTATAATAGTAACCACTAATTTTCTTTAACTTATCTAAAGCAGATCCAATTACCCCTTCAAAATCTTTTAAACGTGGGTCAGAATAATAAGCTGTGATGTTGCCCGTCGCCGTAATGGTCCCCGCAGCAATAGGATTTCCTGGTGCAAATGATCCTGTAGGTCCTGTTGGTCCTGGCGGTCCTGTTGGCCCTGTTGGTCCCGTAGGTCCTGGCGGTCCCGAAGGTCCTGGCGGTCCCGTAGGTCCCGTAGGTCCTGTTGGCCCTGTTGGTCCCGTAGGTCCTGGCGGTCCCGAAGGTCCTGGCGGTCCTGGCGGTCCCGTAGGTCCCGTAGGTCCTACTAAAGCTAAATTAGTTATGGTTGATTTATTCCAAGCTCCTTCGTCTACATCGTAGTAAGGAACTAAATCCGTTGCTACTGCATCTGAATCAGTTGCAAATCCTGTTATTGCTGCGCCTACATTAACTGCATCTGTTACATCGGCACTAGCTTCGACACCATCTAATTTTGTTCCATCAACAGAAATATTTCTTCCATCGACATTTCCAGTGACTGTTATTGCTCCAGCAACATCTACGTTAGGTGTAGCAACATTTCCGTTGTCCCCTACAAGTATAGCTTTCGCTGCAGGCTGTGTACAAAATACATCTTTGGTACCTGCTGAAAAGTCAACTAAGGAATCACTATTTGAACTTGAAATAACTGCGGTTCTAGAAAGAGTATCAGGAGAAGCGTCCGTTACAGCACCTACACCAACTTCAAACTCTGTAGAGCCCGGAAGAACTATACAATAATAAGTTGTATTAGTAGTTCCAATGCCTGCAACAAAAGTTTCAAAACCAGTAAGTGCTCCTGCTAGATTAACTGTTCCTGTACCAGTAGTTGCAGTTGTTTCCTTGACTCTATCGTTGATGACAAAAGCCATTTAAACCTCCTAACCTAACCTAATTATCTCTGATCCACCACCCGCTGTTGGGAACTGAATTGTAAATGTTCCATTACTAGCTGTAAAATCTCCGCCAAAAGCTAAAATACACACTGCATCTGTATTAGACAAATTATTATCTGAACGATAAATTAATGCACCATTCGCTGTGAATGAAGCACTTGTCCAAGAAGCATCATCAAAATCAACATATGCTGGCGTAACACCTGATCCACCTGTTACTGTAGGATTTGCTAATGTAGCACCCCCAGCAGTATACGCTGATCCTGACGTATTACTTATTTCATTTGTGACGACGTAATGTGTAGTAGTAGCTCCCATAGTAGCCGAAGAAGTATACAGAGCTATTTTATATGTAGCGCCACCATTAAAATCATGGTCACCCTTCAATAAATTCATTTTAAAAACATTTGCAACTGCTTGTGCTATTGCCATAGTATTCTCCTAATTATGGATTTGCAGAAGGAATTGGAATTCTAATAACTCCATCCCTATACTCATCCCTACGTTTTTTACCCATTTGTTCTTGTGCAAGCGCTGTAACAGACTCTCTATAAGACTGTTCATATACTTGTTGATCTTGCGGAGCTTTCAAGAACTTAAAAGCCTCACATAAACTAGAATATAAAATTGTTCTAGGAGCATTTACACTTACCCAAGTCTCAGTATTACCTCCTGATAACCCTGTAGGTAATCTTGTAAATCCTACTTCAAATTTATATATTGCGTTCGGGGTTGGTGCAAGTACTAATGTGCCCTCATCCCATTGTGCATAATATTTTGGCATAGCGGTAGAGCCAGTGTCTGGCGTATTATAATACTCATTCATAAAATCAGCATCTACTCTAATCATTTCAGATCTTGCTTTAGTTCCTGCGTCTACATAAATAGTAACATATCTAATAGTAGCATAATCTGTTAATTTAGGTGTGATAACTGAAGCTGTCTGCCCAGGTAAAGGTACCCATCTATTATCAGCCGCTGTTGCACCATTCATAACATCTTTATAACAATCTAAATCTACGTCTTTAAATATCCGTAATTCAGCATGTTCTATAAAATCATCAACAATAGTGTCTGTAAGAACAGCATCATCTGTTTCCGTATAATCTCTAATCTGTGTCACTAATTCTGCGTATGTGGTCATGGTAATATTGTAAGCGGTCCTACGGACATAGCTCCTCCTCCAAATTTTCTTATACCACCACTTTCAAAATATTTAAACCCTTTGCCTCCAGCAGTTTCAAATTGGTTAATATAATCAGTTCTATCATCAATTAACATTTTATTTGCTCCACCATATCCGCCTTTATTATACTGAGGTGCATAATCTATATCACCAGGAGTTGATCCCGATGCAGGTGCACGACCAACACTAGATCCAGGTGTACCAAAATGAGTAGTAACCCAAGAAAGTTTTTGAGCATCGCCTGCAACAGAACCCGTAGTTGTTGTTAAAACATTCCAAGTAGTATTTTTTGACATAACTAGATCTACTAAAGCATTTGCCTCAGCTCTTACTCCTAAGTTTAAAAAATAACTTGGATCAGCGGCTATTGCAGCTAATTCTTGTGCAGGTGTCATATCGTACCAGTCTGGATTATATCCTAAAAAAGTTGCTACAGCTTGATACCATTCTGCTAGTGTTCCATCCACATCAACATAAACAGTTGTAGTTCCAGGATTACAGTTTTCTGTTAACCATTCTTCAAGAATATCATTAGGACTAAATGAAAAATTATCATCATCAATTTTAGTTAGTATATGACCATCTGCATAATTTATATCATGATCTTCAATATGAGAAACTTGTGGATATTCTGGAAAGTGAGATTCACAATCTCTAAATCTACGTCTGTCTCCTGTACTATATCCATGTCCTGGATCAAAAACATTTACAAGTATTGAATCTGTTACACCTGCACTCATTGCGTTCTCATCTAACATATGCGCTACAGGTGGCTCTACTCTTCCTGGTCTTGCATGTCGTAGTCCTTGTGCGTCGCCTCTAATAACTCTTGGTTCTAACAGAGGTGATTTTGGTTCATATTCACTTGTATGAACCCACGCGCCATTCCATTCTCTAACCATTTCTCTATATGGAAATTGCAGACCACTCCTGTCGGAGATAGCTATTGCATATTTACCTGTAGAAAAATTAGACATTTGGATAATACGCCTGTGGTGAAATGTAAGTACTAGTTGAAGAGCCATCTTCAACAAGAGCTCTATTTAATTCATCTTCATAATATAACTTCATCGCTTGACATAATTCTGGTTTTTCTTTTTGACAAAGATAGAAAGCTAAACCTGATACCATTGCAGGGACGAAACGATAAGGTGAGTCAGCTGTGTTAGTGTAGTTACCTACATCCTGAATTCTTTTAACATAATAGAGGCCTATATAATTAGTTGCCGCAGTAGCGTCAGGAGTTGGGTATAAAGTAATTGCAGTTCTATCAATAAAACGTTGAACATAATATTGTGAAGGTTGAGATTTAGTTAGTTTATTAGAAAGACCAGAATAAGTTGATCTATTAATTTTTGTTAATGCAGAATCTGATTGATTAACTGTATTATAGTCTCTTCTATAAGTAGCTTCTAATACATCATCTAATCCATAGATGCCATTAACAGGTACAGTCGTCACACTCGTACCATCACCAACTCCTCTATAGAAAATATACTCGGCCTGCCCTTCAACAAGATCAATATTGGTATTTCCCATTTCCCAATAGTGTAAGCCTCTATTGCCCCACTCTTGAAACATTATATTTAATGAACGTCTTGCTGATTTTAATTGGTAACCACTTACAGCATGAAGACCTATACGATCATAGGCTTCCTGTATAATATCATCAATTGCAAAAGTGCTCTCGAATGTAGTTGTTCCGGACGTTGCCATAAACTACCTCCTAGTTAAATGTAATAGTAACACCTGTTGTAGCAGTTAGAACGGCGTGTACTCCTGTTTTAAATCTGATACCACTACCTGGAACGAATATTGAAAGTCCATCAGTTCCAAATATGAAAGTGTGCGAAGTACCGGTTGCCGAAGTTGCATCATACAAAACCAAAGTAGAACTTGCGACTCCTTTTGCCTGTATAGAAGTTACTCGGCAAGAGCCAGTATGCAAGGTTGCTGTAGCTGCAGTATGTGCTGTTCTTTGGTCACTTGTAAAAGTGCTTCCACCCATAATATTTTCCTCCTAAATTAGTGGGGCCGAAGCCCCACTGTTAATTAATTATTCAGTATCTGAAGTACTAGAGATTCCGAAGAATTTTAGTTTTAGTGTAGTAGATCCACCGGCTGCGCCAGCTCCTGGATCACCACTTAAAACTACTTCAACTTCATCTGGTGTAGAACTTGTTGCAGCAACTCCTGCACCAAGATCAATAAATCCTAAAGCACCATTCAAAATCCAGAATCCTTTAAACCCTGTAGAATTGACTGCGCATGTACTTCCGATTCCATCTAAGTAACCGTCTGTATCAGCATCTGATCCTACGTCGTCAAGATTAACTGCATTTGTTGAAGCTTCTGTAACTACTACTGTGCATGCCATTGGAACAAAGTTAGTAGGCATCGCAATTGCCGCCTCTTTTCCAGTTGTAGCACCACTAATAACAGAGACTGTTGCCTCATATACTTCTAATTTCATATTAGTAATAACTTTGCCAGATGCATTTTTTATAATGTCTACAAAGCCGTTTTCCGATCTTACCGGACCGCTAAATGTTGTATTAGCCATAATTTTTCTCCTATTTGCGCTAGTATAGTCCTAAGAGTTTGTCTACTGCACGCGTCTATACTAACTTATTTTTGATGTGCAGTATTTTGAATATACTCTCTTAAATTAGTAAATGCAAATAAAAAGGGCGGCCTAAGCCGCCCTCCTTAATTTAGGTATAATCTAACAGTTCTTAACCAGTTCCGTCAGAGCCATAGACACCACGCCAGTCAGACCAGCCGAAGCTGTATCTTTCTCTGGCTTTGTATCTCATGTTGCCTGTTTCGAAGTCACCTTCCATAGCAGTTTTAAGAGCTGCTCTTGTAAAGTGTTTCATTCCATTAGGAACATCAGTTTTAATGAACCATTGATCGCCATCATTAATGTAGTTATTAACTACAAAACCTTGAGGAATCATCCCCATAGATTTAAGAGCGTTGATATCATTATCAGCTGTTCCAACACGTTGAGCGGATTTTGTAATCCTCTCTGCAGTGAATTGACCGTCAGCAGGAATGATTAATTTCATTCCTCTAGCAGCAATTTTAAGACCTCTTTCGTCTTTGAAATTGCCAATGTCAATCATTGCTTGCTCCAGGGATGTTTCAGACAAGTCAGATTGAGTTGTCGGTGTGTTGCTAAGATTCCCTGCAAGTGTAGGGTGAGCGTTTCCGATTAAAGATTCGTTGTCTCCACCTACTGTAGCGGCTGTGAATGCAAGATTTAATACATTCGCGCCTTTGGTTTGCTTCGTTTGAGCCATAGAACGTGCAAGTGCCTTAGTATAACGCGTAGAAATCTTATCATACAAGTTATCTTCAACATTTTCCTCAGTTAGTGAGAATGCGAGAGCGACTGTCTCATGTTGGTATCTTGCAGTATAAGTTTCTTGTGCGGTATCATAAGTAACACCAGCGCCTTCTGACTTAACGGCTGCTTTGTCGAAACCAGATAACATTACTTCTTCTTCAAAAGCTCTGTCACTGTTTTCTGTGTCGAAAATCTCTTTATTTTGATTTTCGTATTGTTTGTACTCAAGTCCAAATAATGCATTCAGACCTGGCTCTAGCTCTTTTGCTAGTTGTTGTCTTGATATAGCCATAATTTATGTCCTCCTGCTATTATTTATACTTATGTTCATTAATTAAAACTTCATACACAAGGTTATCTTCGCCAATATCGTTGCGTCCGACTTTTTTAGAAAAGCCTACACAACGTACATTAGCATCAGAACCCCAAGTAACAGTTTCAACTTTTGAAACACCAGTAGTTGTATCGCCGGTGTCTGCTGACAAGTCACACGTTTTACTGAGATCAGTTTGAGCTGATGCACCAGAACCTTGTACTTCGAACACCTGGTAAGGGTCGTCGTACACGAAACATGTAGTCAAAAGACTAGCGGCTTTTTGGTTTGAGAAAATTGGTTTTCCTGTTGTAGCATCGTCGTAGTTACATCCCCAGAAAACACCTACACAGTTTGTAGCATCTGTTCCTCCACCTGATGCGGTGAAGTAACGTACATCTCCAGTTGCTTCAAGGACCGTTACCGGATCTCCTTGAAATAACGCAACTCCGTATGCTGCTATCGTTATATAGCTGTTTGCTGCAGAGGCTGTGCCTCCGCCGATTTTACCTAACGGGTTTAAACCAAATGCGGCATCTAAGTTTGCCATATTGTTATCCTCCTTAAAGGTTGTTATTTAAATCGATGGTTAAATAAGACTAAGTTTTATTT